TCCACCGGTTTGCGATTGGGTTTGGTTACCACCGACAACGATCGATATCGCCGGCCAAGCATTGCCATCCGGCCCGGTAGTCTCACCGCCCGGAGCTTCCAGCAAAAATCCTTGGGAATTGAAATTGTTGCTGACGGAAATCGAATCGTTGGCGAACAGGGACACCGTGCCCCCGGAAGAAGATCCGTTGGCACCAGAGTTGGAATAGGTTAGCGTCCCGTTGCCCGTCGAGAGCACCTTGCAGCGCGCACAGTTGTAGCTGGAATCCGTGACGCCGGCGACTTTGATATAGACGCCAATTGGAAAGACGAAGCCTCCAGTGTAGGGCGTGAACGTGAGCGTCGAAACGTTGCTTGAACGCGATGTGGTCGTGATGGTTTGTGCTGCCAGGCTGGCATTTTGGCCGATGGCAACGTTATTGCCGTTGGTCTGCGCCCCAACAATGAGGCCGCGGTTGTTTTGCAGCCAGCCCACATCCCCGGTATTTACCGCCTGCGGAATAGCCAAATTGATCGAGCCATCCGGCCCGCGCAGTAAAATGAGCGCATCCCCACCCGCTGCGCTGCCCACTTGTAGCGTAGGCACGCCAGTTCCGCCAAGGCCAGCATCTCCGTAAAGGAAATTTGCTGCCGTGGTGCAAGCCGAAGAACCATTCAGGAAGAGCACCCCATTGGCTGTCGAAACTAAAGGGATGCACCCGCCGCTGCTGGTAAAGTTGGCGGTGAGCGCCACCGCCGCGGCCGTGAGCGTGGATGTCAAACTCTGCGAGCTCCCGCTGATCGTGACCCCGGTCACCGTGAAACACACCGGCCCTTTGCCAAACGCGGGCTGCACCGTGCCCTGTGTCGAGCACACCGTGAAAGTCCACGTGCTCCCGCCCGGCGAAAGCTGCGTGTTGTCCGCCAGGGTCAGCGTGAATTTTCCGTTGATATCGAGGCCTGTGGCCTGTGTGGGCTGAATGTAAACCTGATTGTTCGAAGAAAATACCGGGGTGCCGCTGGCCACGATGCGGCTGGCGATCGTGCCGTAGGAATAGGGCAGCCCGTTGGGATCCGTGACCGTGCCGCTCACCGTGGTGAACTGCGCCCAAGCTGGCGCGCAGCCCAGCACGATGAGAAGGCACAATGTGCGCCATATCCCCCGCCCCCACGACGGGTTGAGGCGCGCAAAACGAGAATTACTCTTCATTTTTTCGCCTGCTGTATGGGGGTGTCAGACTTCGAAGGCTGCGCGGCCTTGGTAGGTTCAGGTTGTGGCACGGGATTGTAATTCAAGGACTCGCGATCGAAGGTCCACTTCTTCGCATCGACGCCACTCGTCGCATCGGCCACGGCTTTCTCGAGCGCCGCCTGCGCGTCCGTGTGCTGGCGGCCCAGCTGGTCCGCCTGATCGCGCACCCGCGCCTCGATGTTCAGGATGTAGTTGCCCAGGTTCGCCTGCTGCTTTTCAATGTCATCCACTTTGTGCTGCGCATTGCGGATGGCTAGCTTTTGCGTATCCGTGGCCACGGGTGCTTGCTTGGCATCCTGCGCGAAGCCAGCGAGCAGGAACACACCCAAAACTGTTGCGTACAACAAAATCCGTTGCATGTGTGAATTCTCCTTCACTGCAGCATAACCCCGATCGAGCGCCCAGCGGCTACCGCGCCTACCGGATTTAAAGTAAAGGTCGCCGTCACCGATGTGGTGGAATTCACCGTCACCACGCATGTGCCATTGCCCGCACATCCACCCCCGCTCCAGCTGGTGAAGCTATAGCCAGAGCCCGCCGTCGCTGTAAGCGTGACCGAAGTGCCTTGATTGAAGATGGCCGAACAGGTGGAGCCGCAGCTGATGCCCGTGGGCGCACTGGTGACCGAGCCCAGGCCCACTTCGATAACCGAAAACGTGTACTGAATTGTGTAAATACCCGTGACCGTGCTCCCGTCCAGCCAGCCGCTCTTGATGGAAATTGCTTTCAGCGTCTCCGATGCCGAGACGGTCACAGGCCCGCTGTAGAGCGTGCCATTGGTGCACGTGCCCGACCCGTTGCTCGCCGGTTGGCTGCCATCCGTGGTGTAGCAAGCGCCGACTCCTGCAATGGTGGTGATGGTGACGCTCTGTGCTCCCTGATACGTGCCCGGAGTTGGCGAGAGTGTAGGGCTGGGAGCCTGAAAGCTGTATGCCGCCGTGCCCACCGTCGAATCTGTATAGCCCGTGCCGCCCGCCACCGCGCTGAGTGTCAGGTCCACAGACACTGCAACTGGCGTGCTGTAGAGCGTGCCGTGCGCGCATCCGGTTGTGCCGTTCGTGCTCGGACTAGAGCCATCTGTCGTATAGCAAAGAATTGCGCCATTCGATGTCGTGGAAATGGCAATGTTCTGTGGTGCCGAGGATCCGTAATTGCCTGCCACCGGATTAAAAGTGGGTGTGTTCGCCGGCAGATTTCCGCCCCCGCCCCCCGTGAGAAGGATTGGAGCCAGGCCAACCGGCACCACTCCGCCGCTCACGTTATGCTGCACTCCATCGAGCGTCGTGTATTTCGTGAAGCTGCCAGCGCTCTGATTGCTCACCGCCCCGCAGGTAGAAATCGTGGTGCCCGAGCAAGTGCCGGTCTTGTCGAACATGGCCAGGAAGCTTCCGCCCGTCGCCAGCGTTCCTGTGACGCTGTATACGTTGCCCACGTTTGTGTAGAGGTTGACCGTCGCCCCGATAAACCAGCCCGCCAGAATATTGTTGGCATCGCCCACGATCGACTGCGATGGCGGAAAAGATCCTTTATCCCACTGGTAGAAGTTTTCCTGTGCGATCGCCGGGCTGTTGAAGGAAACCATGAGCACGATTTCCGCGCCAAAGTATGCTGCCGCTGAGGCCACATTGGCTGGCACCGAGTTCTGTGTGTAACCCCATTCATCGTTCCACAGCGGATAGGAGTTCAGGCTATCCGTGTTCATGACGCTCTGCGCTGCCTGCCAGGCATTGATGACGAGGCTTGGGTCGAGCGAGGTCTCGCCCTGCCCGCGCATGTGCTCATCCACGATATCGAAGGTCTGTGTGCCCGTGACCGTCTGCGCGCTCCAGGAGCAGGTTTTGCCGGAATAAGTTGCGCCCGCGGGCGGGGTGATGGTGATGTTGCGCGCCGGCGCGTTAATGGAGGTGATGTCAAACTGATGGAAGTAGCCCGAGCCCGTCATCGAGTTCACGTGGCCATCGAGTGACACCACGCGCGAGGTCGGATCGATGCAGCGCGTGAGATTCTTCATGTCCCACGCCATCAGCACCAAGTTTTTCAGGCTGCCCGTCTGCCCTCCGCAAATCGCGCCCGTCGCCTTACACCAGAAGTTATTCGCGTCCGCCTCGTTCCACAGTGACCAGTACTTAATGTGTCCTTTGGTGTTGGCCCCACCGGAATAGCGAATGGCTAATTGCCCCACGTAATTCAGCCACCATGCATCCGCTCCTGTACCGTCGTAGTTCAGATCGTTCGGAGGTGCGCAGCCCGAGGGCCCCGGGTCGGTGCAGCCCGAAGGCGTGCCCGCCGCGGCAAATTCCGGCGTGGCCCCGAAAACGTAGATGCTGGGCATGGTGCAAGCGGGGTTCGCATCCACGCTGGTGCCGAGCACCCAATCAAGTTTGGCGAAACTATAGCCCGTGGTATCGGTCGGAGACGCGGCCGAGAGTTCCACCTGATCCCACTTCACCCCGTCATCCCACAGCCGGTTGCTGTTAAACACCGCCTGCCCTTGCGTGAGTGTTTGCGGACACCAGGGATGCGGCTGGGTGGGATTCCCGTTCGGCGAAATCATGTTGGTGGAGGAGCCAAAGAAAGAAGCTGGCACCGTGTTGGTTTGCGCGCTTGCGCCGGCGCACGCCAGCAGAGCGAAGGCGAAAACACTTACTAGGCGCCGCATTATTGCCACCTTCGGATCAAGGCCGAAACTTTCGCCGCTGTCGTGCCCCCGCCGACCCATTTGCCAGCAATCGCGGTAGCCGAGTTGTCCACATCGAACATGTAGCAGCCGGCATACTCGCCCGCGGCGCTTGTGGTAAAGGTCAGCGCCGGCGACGCAACCCCGAGTTGCGACAATGGCACCGCCTGATTGACTTGACTGACGCTATTTGAATTCTTGTAAGAGACGGTGAAGCCGATCACGCCGGAGGTTGCTGAGGAGACCGAAGCGTCATAACAAAATTCATAAGTAGCTGCCGTTGCTGCCGGCGTTAGAGATATCAGCGAACCATCCGCCGTGCCGGTTTCCGCTTTTTGCGAGGTTGCGGCCCGCGTATAGGTAAAGCCGAAAGCCGCTGTTGCTTCCCCATTCCACTTGTTAAAGAAGTTGTGCCCGGAATCGATGGTGATGTTGGCCGTGCTCGCCAATTGGTTCGCGCCATTGGCATACAAAAGATTCCCAGAGGCCAGCGAGCCACCCGTGTAGACCGTGCTCGACGTCGTGCCGAGGACCCATTCCGTGCCATCGTAAATCGCTTCATAGATTCCGCCCGCCGTGATGTCGCCCGAGGCTCCGAGTGCGGCCACGCCACCCGTGGTGCGCTTGTCGAGAGCGATCGCACCATAGGCCGATCCGCCGGCAGGTGTCACATTCAGAGTCGACGCACCGGAAGAGGCATTGCTCGCCTTGAAGCGAACTGTCAAGCCGGTTGCGATCGAACTAGGGAAGCCGTTGCAAGTGACCGCGTAGGCGTTCGCTGCTCCGGTGTCGGCCGCGTAGCACGTGATCCAGGTCGATGAGCCCGCATCCTTGATTCCACCATTGCCATCGCCGATGATGGCGTCGGCTGCCGTCGAAGCGCCTCCACTAGCTGTGAAGTACGCGGTGTCGGTGCCATACGCCGTGGTCACATTCGCCGGCGTGGAATTTTGCAGCGAGATGGCTCCACCCGCAGTAAGCGACAGTGGCCCAACGGCTGAAAGCGCGCCGCCATTCGTGGTGGTAGCACAGGTGGTGCAGCCATAACTTGGTCCGGTAGCCGTTCGGCTGATGGTGATGGGAGAGGTGACGCCCGTCGCTTGCTCAGTCACGTCCGCGGCCCAGTTGTTCGCCGTCTTGGGATCAACAAAGAGGACCGCTTCTTGTCCTGCCTGCAAAACCAGTGTCGCTCCAGCGGTGCCGCCCGAACCTGCCGAAATCGTCCATGTGGTCGGAGTGATGGTGACTGTGTTTGTCGTGTTATTCGCCAGCTTGGTGGTGCAATTCGCAACCCCAAGCGTGCTGGGCGTAGGCAGAGTCACAGCAACTGCAGCCGCGCCCGTATAAACCACGCGCTGCGGGTTGCAATCCGTTGATGCAATCGTGTCGGTTGTTCCTGTGACCGAGCGTCCACTGATTCCCGGCAATAAAAATACCGGTGCCACTGCCGCGCCGCTGGCCGGAATGCTGGCAAGCACCTGTGGCACCCCATTCGGAGTCGTAGCCCCTGCCAGTCGCGTCGCCGCTCCCGCAGCCCCGCCATAGAGGACGTCGCCCAGTGTGGTCATGGGATTGGCGAATCCCGTAATGGAAAACATGGTCAGGCAGGGATTCGGAGCGCTTGCCGTGGTGTAGCCGTACGCAAATCCATTGGTCGGGCTGAAGCCATTGCAGGGCGGAACCGCGCCGAACAGGGCAACGTTGGGATTCGGATAAGTACCGGAGAGTCCGCCACCCGCACTGCCACTGGGCGCAGCCGTGACGCTATTGAAGGTTCCACCAAGCGTGATGGTGGTGCCATTGATGACCGTGGTGGCTGCATTGGCGATCGAGGAATTAGCCAGCGGAAACGTGATGCCGGTATCGGTGAGGCTGGTTCCCTTCGCATCGTTCCAGATGGCAATGTCGCCGATGGTGGTGCTGCCCGGCCCACTGACCGTTCCACTTCCACCGATAGTTGAGGTCAGGGAGAGCGCTGCCGCATTCAGGGTGGTGCTGATATCCTGCGAAGCGCTGCTGATCGTGACCCCGCTGACCGAAAAACAAATCGGCCCTTTGCCTAAACTGGGCTGCACCGTCGATCCGCCCGAGCACACCGTGAAGCCCCACGTGGTGCTGTTCGGCGAGAGCAGCGTGTTGTCCGCCAGTTGCAGGGTGAACACGCCATTGATGTCGAGTCCGGCCGGTTGAATCGGCGGCGTATACGGCAGGCCATTGATGGTGGGAGTGGCCGAAGTGGTTAGCGTGGCCGAGATAGTGCCGAAGGAATAAGGCAGGCCGTGGGGATCTTTGACCGTCCCTGTGACCTGAGTAAACTGCCCGAAAGCCACTGCGCTTGCAAAAAAGAGCGCCCACAAAACCAGTAGTTTCTTGCCCGCCATAAATCCATTCCTCTTCTGCGAGAGGTCTTATCCAAAAAACTTGAGCAACGCCCACAGCGCCAGCCCGCCCACCGCGATCATGCTCAGCAAGCTGCCCGTATCCGGCGCACCCGCCGTCTGCTCAGGCGAAGCGCTTAAAACAGAATTCACCGCCTCAAGACTCGCTGAATAAATTCCACTCGTGAAGGTCGACCACGGAGAAAAACTGCTGCCTGCTGCGGAGTACACCGCGTAGGCAGCCGCGGCATTGGTCGCAGGGTCGAAAAGATTCTGTCCCTGAAATTCGGGATGCGCCTTGAGGTAAATCTGCCACAGACCGAATGAGCCATAGCCCTGCGGCGCACCCGCTGCCGCTTCCGGGTTGTAGGCTTGCGGATTCCCGCCCGACTCGGCCAGCGCGATCGCCACCGCTGTGGCTAGATCACTGCCCGAGAAGCCAGCCGCGGAAGCCAGCGCCAGCAGTTGCGAGATGGAAAGCGCGCTCATGCAATCTCTTCAAAATCGTCCGGCTCGGGCAATTCCGATTCAGGGATAACTTCTAATTCTTCGATTGTGCGCCCCTCGCGTTCGGCCGTGCGGAAGTAATCACAGTTGCCCAGATGCTCTCGCTTATAGGTTTCGCATTCCGCTTCCGTGATGCCCCAGAACTGATGGGACACCTTGATGGTTTCATCGCCGCCATCGACAATGTGCACCGTGAGCAGGTAGGCCATCAGTCGTGACTCCGCTTGCCCTTGCACTTTTTGCAGCAGCGATACCGCTTCTTTTGGCAGACCCCAAGCGTGGTGCCGCAATGAAAACAGGGCAGTCCATACTTTTTTCGCAGCACTGCACCCGCCCAAAAGTGAATTCTCATGCTCTCAGCCTCGCTGCCATCCGTCGCGCGCTCGCCAGCGCCCGGCGGCCCCAATTGGGCGCGCAATCCTCGCAAATCTCCGCGTCGCACACCGGGCAATAAAAGCACATCTTCTGCCGCGCGTCCCCGTCCACAAAAAAGCAGACGGTGCACACGGCTAAATGCCAATCGCTCGCCATCTCTTCATGCACTCGGCTTCGCTGGGTCCGCCGCAGCCACAGGTTGCGCGAACTGCAGCTGCATCCCGTTGGCCTTCATCCAGGCTGCCACCCGGCTGATGGTGTCTTGGTCCGCCGCATTCGAAGCCGCGATCGCATTGGCGATATTTTTCTTTTCATCCGGCCCCAGATTCAGCAAGCCTTCGAGCTTGATAATGAGTTCCACCGCCAGCGGACCCAGTTGCACGATGAGCGCGACAATTTCCGAAAGTAGTTGCGGATTCATGGCTGCGAATTTCCTCCTGTCCCTTGCACCGCCTCGACGGCCGCAAGCAGCGCACCCGCCAGCGCGCCCACATTCTGCACGTCCTGCTGAAAGGTCTGCTGGGAGCGCGGATTTTTGATACCCAATGCCGCGGATGGCATCTGCGTGATGGAGCTTTTAATCAGGTCGACCAGATGCTGCACGCTCTGCACATTGGCCTGCGTCGCCTGCCCCTGTGCCAGGACGCCGGTAATCTGCGCATGCAGGATGGCCACCTGTCCGCACCAGGCGATGACCGGAGCCGCTTGCGCCGTGCTCACCAGTTTGGACGATGCCGCCACCTCCATGCCTTGCTCTACCGCGTTGTTCGCCTCAGCCAGTGCCGCATTGTAGGTGTGCACTCGCTCCCAGGGCGTGACCGCGCCCGTCGACTTGTGAATGCAGGCCGCGACCAGCAGCAAAACCGTGATGACAGGTAGAACGGAAATGACTCGATGAGTGCGCATCATGATCGTGTCTCCGAAGGTGGAGGATAAGTGCCGTTAACTTTCTCGAGGTGCGCTGCTACTGCCGCGGCCCAGTTGGGAGAATTCTCAATCGCTGTCGACTGCGCGCGGCGCAGGTTGCCGATGATGGTATTGGCCACCTTGAACCAATACACGTACTTCGGCGAAGAATCTTTAGTAGGTGCGGGCAGGGAAGAGACCAGCGCCGAAATGACGTTGTTCAAAATCCACGTCGCCACCACCGCGCTCGCATAGGGATGTGCTGCCAGCCACTTCATCGTTCCCGCCCGCCCTCTTCCACCTGATAGCCCTTTACCTTGGCCCAGTGGATGATCCGCTCGGCAAATTCCTCATCCGTGGTCGAGATCACCGCCACGTTCAGCCGGATGCCGCTGCCGCTCCCTCGCGCCTTCCATACCGACAGCACCCGGTTGACGATGCCACTGTTCGCGGATGCCATGACCCTTCAATCGGCAAACCTTGCACGTGCGTACCGCCCAAACACCCGAAGTCAGATGGTCTAAGTGGTAAAACCACCACGCGCCGCTGACTCTTTTTTCCCCTCTCGCCACCGCTCAAAACTGCGCATAACTCACCGAAATCGTAGCCGTGGCCGTGATGGCTCCCGTGGCCACGCACACCGCATGCCCCGTGGCCTGTGTGCGCGCCAGCGCGCCCAGCGTATTGCCAATGAATGGCAGAATTTGCGGCGTGGTCGAGAGCACCTGCAGCTGCCACAGGGTTTGCACCACGCTCGCGCAGCCCGCCGCCGTGCCCTCTTCTAAAACGACGGTGCCCGTCGTCGTGGCCGCGCCAAAGCTGATCGACATTCCACAGATGTAAATATTGGCGCCAGCAAACACGCCCACCAGCGTGGTGGTGGTAGATTGCGCCGGCTGAATGATGATGGTTTTGTCGCACGCCACGGGCGAAGTCGGCCCATTGCTGCCGAGCGCCGCTGCCGCAAATTCAATGGGGGCAGCGACTGCCGTATACCAGGCGCTAATCGATCCCGCGCCGTAATTGCTGACTGCGACGCGCACGCCGTCGTAGTACCCGCCCGCCTGCAGCACATGGCATCCGGTATCGGTGACGCTATTTTGACCGTAGGACGCGGAGGCGATCGTGGTTGCATTGGAGAAGCTTCCGCCCGGGCCCGCCTGCAGGCTGATTGTGCCGCTGAATCCCGTGGTGCAGTAGGCCAGCAGATGCGTAGACTGCCCGAGGTTTTGCAGCACCGGGCTGTTCACGTTGGCGCTTTGGTTGGTAAATACGGTGACCGAGACCGTTTGATTGGCCACCGTGCCGAGAAACTGCGCCTGTGCTGCCATCGCACAAAGCAGCAAGCTTACGAGCGCCAGTTTTGTGCTTCTCACACCCATAGATTGTCCGTCTCCATGTCGCGCGGATAGAGAAAGCCCACCAGTCGTCCGCCTGCTAGCTGCCCCGCCAGAGCCACCGCCACGTTTTTCACCACGATGGTGACCACTTGATTTTCGAAAATGCGGAAGCCCGCAATCTCCACCGGGTTCGAAGGGTTACCGAGCGAGGTCAGAATATTGTCGTAAGACGTCGCCCCCGGAGGTGGCGCGCCATCCACCAGAATCTGCCACACCACCGCGCCCGAACCTTCCACCCATCCCCCGCCCACGAAATTATTGGCGATTTTTTTGATGATGCCGTGCCGGCCGAGCGGCACCTGAAATTGCACGATGTTCGCCTGCGCTGCGACCGCCGGCAGCGCTACGTAATTGGATTGGTCGAGATTCTCCCAGCGCTCCGGCGGCCACAGGTGAATCGGTAAACTCACCGGCTGAATCACCCGCGCCTGCGCTGGCTGGCTCGGAATGCCCGGCCCGCCGCCTGCCTGCCGTGCGATGCGCTGCGGAGTGATGACTTTAGAGCTCATTGGACAAGGTTCCTGTAAAGGGTGCGGACTGTCCGTACAGCGCGAGTTGCACCGTGTTGGCGACCGCTTCCAGGTTCTGCATCATGATCTGCATTTGCGACTTGGGCAAATCGAAACGGTAGGGCTCGCGCAAGAAAAACCAGGCCACCGGCCCCGGAGAATTTCCCCCACCCAGGTTGGGAAATTGAATGCCACGATCGTTCAATCGCCGCTGCTTCACCAGGTCATAGAACTGTGCCCGGAATCCGCCCACGGTGTTCACACTGGCACTGCACCCGATCGCGAGCAGATGCCAGTCGCTCATCACATCCACTTTGACGATGAGCGATTGCTGCGCCCCGATGACGCCGTTGACCACTTCCCAGCGCGGCTGATAGCCCGGCAGCCCAGGCGGCTCTTTTTCCGCCATGCGATAGACGGAAGACTGCAGCGCCCGCAGGGGCAGCATGCGCGCCAGCGGATTCAAAAAGTCGGCGCGCAATGTCTTGATGTTGGCTTGCTGCATTGCGCCCTTTCTTAGTGCTTTGGTTTCGCCCAGAGCTTGAAGCCCGAGAAAACCACTTCCACCGTATTCGGCGCGCCCGATGTATCCGAAAACAGCAGCGTGTACGTGCGCGTCGCCGGCATAACAAAGGGAACACCCAGAGGCCACGCAGCTGCGGCTGCCGCAGTCCCCGCCCATAAGTCGATGTTGATGCCGTTGAAAGCGCCCGCCCCCGAAACTGCTGAAGCCGTCGTGCCGATAAAATCGCGCCCCGTGGCTGCTTCTTTCATGAGCACCTTGAGCAGGTTCGAGGTGCGCGAGGCTTTCAGCCACCACCATTCGAAGTCGGCATCCGCCTGAATCTGGAATTGGTTCGGGTCTTGCACGGCGCTCGCCGGCACCACCCGATCGAGCACGTATTCGAAATACTGCCGCTCAAACTGATCGTCAACTTGAGTCGGGTCCATATGTGGACTCACTTTCCGCGAAAGAATGTGTGGAGCCGGAAATCTCGCCCCGGCTCTCCTGAAGCTTGCGCAACGGGCGAGCGCGTTGGTTGTGCTTTACAGAATCGCGCGCATCAGTACACCTTCGAGGTACACATGGACGTTCAGTCCAGTGCCCACGAACTGCGTAGCCGGTGCCACCGCCAGCGTGGTGAATGCGGCCGATCCGGTAAGCGTCGGATCGAGCGTGACAAAAAAGTTTTGCTGCTGCTCGATCAGTTGCCCGAGAATCGGATCCATCGGCGGAAGCCCCGGAACTTGCGGAGCATCGTCCACGATGGTGTACGCATTGAGCGCATGCGGATATCCGTTTGCGCCCGCATTCGCCATGGTGCCGCCCGCTGCCAGCGTCTGCGTGTCGGGATAGGTGCCAAAAGGCCCGCCCCCGGCCGGCAGCTTCGAAACCAGCGTGGTCGAATAATCCTTCCCGCTGATTTGCAGCTGCGCCAGCGTCTGCCCGATGAACGAAACCAGATCCTGTGGTGCCGCGTCCCCCCGCACAATGACGGAGATGACTTTGACCAGCATCTTCTTGGGTGCATCGAGCATTCCCGGCTGCACCAGGTTGGTGTGGTACAAAGTCTTGATGAACGCCGCGCCGCCCGAAGGGGTATAACTGGCCCCGATGGGCTGAGCGAACAGGCTCTGCTTCGTCACCGCCGTCGCTACCGCGATCCCGTAGAAATCAAAAATGGGCTGCACCAAATACTCGAGTTGCCCGGCAATGATGGGATTCTTGCGCAGCATCTCGAGCCGCGGCCGGCCCACTTCCCTCTCCGTGATTTCGCGGCAATGCGCGAAGCGTGATTGAAATCTTTTGTTGACCATTTTTCTTTCGCCTCCCTTCAGGTCAGAATCCTTTCCTTCGCGAGCACCCTGCGAACCGCACCGCACGAGTGCCCGCTACCGCTTTGGAACTAGAATCGCGTTTGGAAACGCGAGCGATAGCGCGAAACGCCCAGCCCGTGGACGCCTTTCACAGGCGCCGGCGGAAGCATGGGAATGACGCGCCCGTAAGCATCCGAGGCCGTGGGAACCGGGAACGCCGAATTTACGTAGAGTCCCAGCCCAGGCACCGCGACGCCCGCCTGCTTGACCGTCTTGATCAGCGCCGCCAGGATTCCGCCCTTGAGCACTTCTTCGCCCGCGGGTGCGCCGGCCACTGCTTTGCCCACGAAAGAGGCCGCAATCGCAGCCGCGACTGTCGCCGCGACATCCAGCCATCCCGACTGCCCCAGGAAGCTGGCGCCAAAATTCGCGCCCGCCATGCCCGCTGCATTCCAGGCCACATCTTTCACCACGGAGCCACTGACCCCGAAGGGGTTGTGGCGCCGGCGATGATGCCGATGATGATGTCTCGCCATTGTGCTTTCACCTCCTTCTGAGCCGCGCCCCGCGAAATAGCTCCGCGGCGTGTAGCTCGGATTGAAAACCCGGATTTTCGCCACAGCGATCCTCCGAAAACTTTTTTAGCCACCCAGCTGGAATCGTCCGCCGACGAAATACCCTTCCATCTGCTCTGGGTTCGAATCGTCCAGCAGCAAACTCAGATGCGTGCCCTCCGCATGGTTCACGCTGCCGCGAATGCGCCCGAATCCGCCTTGCGCCCCGCCCAGCATCACGTTCATTTGCGCAATCGGGTGAATCACCCCGAACACATGCCCGTCGCGCGCCGTGATTTTGTCGCGCACCCGATCACCCACAATGGGGCAGCCCACCAAACTCTGCGCGATGCGTGGAGGCACGCAGCCTTTGCAGCCCGTCTTTACCGACTTGGGACAGGCGTGCTTCGCGTGCGCCGGAACCCAGCGCGGGTCAGGGATTGCCGGCAGTGGCGGAAGTCCGAAGGGCAGAAGCAAATCTTGCTGGTCGCGTGAAATCGCGAGAATTGGAGAAGCGTTGTAGCCCAGCCAGTCGAGCGTGATGGACGCCCAGAGCAGCGCCTGTTTTTCGCTGAAGGGATGCAGGCCGGGTTGGTTGCGCAGCTCCGTCGCCTGTCGCGCATTCTGCCAACGTGTGCGCGACTGCGAGAGGCCCGCCGTGGACCGCTGCGCCTCAAACACCAGATTGGTCAATCGCCCGATGACGATGTAGTTTTTCTGCCGGATGGTCTCCTGCTGGATCTTGATCCGGTCCGCCAGCTTGAACGTCGAAGGAACGATGACCGCTGCCGCTGTGCTCATTACGTGTTGGCCCTCTCTTGGAGCCTCTGTGCTGTGTCCGGTTGTGCGTGCTGACCGCAGTGCCGGACGTTGAAAACTTTCACATTACATCGAAAACAATCTCATCTCGATATCGCTGCATCAATTCGTCATAAGGCTGGGACCAATCGAGGTCACGCGCTATCACTTGCCCCGGTAGCTTCAGATTTGCGCTCATGCACTGCTCGCAGCGCACGCGGAAATCATTCGGGCAATTGCTGATTCCGTCACGCTTCCAGGTTCCACCGCGCGTGCCGTGATCAGGATGAAGCGCAGGCTTTCCGCACACTGCGCAGAGATGGCCCAACTGACAAAGCGAGCCGAGCGGAACGCTCACAACCTCACCAATGAAGGCTGAGCCATCGGTACTCACGCACGTTATTTCATCGCCCTCTTTCAATTGATGATCCCCGCTTCTTCAATCCGATAATCCCCGCCTTCCAGCAGCAACCGTTTCACTCGCACATCAAAGAGCACGGTCGGCCGCTCCCCGTTCTCTTCCCCAAAGTCGTGCCGCCAGGAATCCGCCTCTGGATGCGGCACATGTTCTTTGCGCTGCCGGTAGTCAATTCTTCGAGCCTCGCCGAGTTCCCAGAGTCCCTCTCCACGATCTCGTGCTCCGAAGAGCGCGAGGCCCAAACTTACATCCTGATCGCCGCCCACGAAATACATCTGCCGCGCCGATTCATCCCCAACTAAGATGGTTCCACCCGAGGCTTGAATCTGCATTATCTGCCCACCCTTCACCGGCTTCACGTAGAGAGCAAGTAGCGTGCCAAGCTTCGCGTAGTCGCCCGCGCGCATGTGCGGTTCACTCATCACCGCGATGCGATCAACCGCCTTGCCCGTGAATGTTTCCCGCAGCGCTTCCGCCGAGGGATTCCCGCGCTTACCCCAGTTGTGCCGCGATGCCGGTCGCAGCGTCGCGCCCTGTGGCAGATGCGGCCCGCGATGCCCCGGCTTGCGCGTGCACTGATATCCGCCGATCCTCGCCCCGCAGATCTCCGCAGGGTTGATAGGTAAGCCGTCCGCATCGTATTTCTGCTCACCGTACAATTCATGGAACACGCGCGCCTGTCGTGAATGCTTACCTGCAGCCCGCGCGGATTTCCGCAGCCCGCCCAGGTATTCGCGCTCCTCTTGCCGCTTGCGCCGCACCCCCGCGCGGAAGCTGCGCCGCGACTCTGCCAATTCTTTCTTTGTGGGCTTCGATGGAGAGAAGCCGAGAAAGCTACCCAGCGAGTTAGTGCGTGCTTCCGGGTTGGTGCGAATGGTCACCTCGCCGCCCGGAATGGGAATCTTGATTTCCTGTTCTTTCGATGGCGACGGATTCGCGCCCAGCACAATCAGGTCGCTCGGGTTGTGTGCTGGCTTCACCACTTTCTTTTTGCGCCGCTTAATCGGATTGGTGCGCGGACTCATGACGATGTAGCGGTATCCGTGCCGCGTGGGCGTGCCCCGGATGAATGCGCCTTTGGTCTTGCGCTCTTTCGCCACCGCATCTTTCTTTTCCGCGAAGGCCCCATGGAACATGTAGCCGTAGCCCTCGCCCGCGTTTTTGCGCTTGCGGCTCATTGGCTTGACACCTCGCCAGCCATGGATAAGATTTCAGGGGCAAAAAAGAAACGCACCGCACTGGAATTCCCGCCCGGGATCAGAACGATGCGCCTCAGGAGCTGACTTGTGAGTGAGAATATACCACGCAAACCGATCGACCAGATTCGAGAAGCTCTCAGACGCGAAGCCGCAGCCGAAGCCCGACTCCAAAAATTAGAAGTACAAGTTAAGGCTTTGAAGGTTGCTCTCTGTGTGCAAGCGTGTCGCACGCCAGACGACGTACAACCGTATCTGGATCGGTTGGCGGAATTCGAAGCGCACGCAGCCCGGCAAAGTACAGCGGAAGCGCCCGAAGCCATGAGCGAATTTCTGCGATCTCTGCTGGCGAAAGCGGATCGTCGGGAATCGGACGCGTAGTCCGCTTTTTCGGGGAGCGCTTCATTGCCCCCATCATAACCCCGTTCGCCCTGCTTTCGTCGCCCGATGGTGCCATTCCCCGCCACTAGCGCCGGGCAGTAGAGTGTTGACCCTTCCCTCAGAAAGCGAATCCCACCATGGAATACAGTGAGCAGATTCTGCTTCAGGCTGCGCAAAAACTGTGGAACGAGGCAACTGGAATCATTGCTGCAACCGCTACACTTTTCACCTTGGTTGCCTTTTTTGCGGGACTCATCGGTACATCTGCACTGTTCTTGCTCAGCAAAACCGATATTAATGGTGGCGTTCTGTTTTGCGCCATTGTGTGTGCCGCTGTTGGTCTCGCCATCGGCATCTGGGAAGGGAAGCGACGCGCTTTTGAGTTGCGCGTTAAGGCGCAGCAAATCTTCGTGCTCGTACAGATCGAGCACAACACGCGGAATGTGCGCACCTGATTTCATAGTACCTTTGCCAGTACCAATGCACCGCCACCGAGCAGGGCAAGCCAAAACCACATCGGCAAACCGAGCGGACTATTCGGCGAACCGGGCGTGTAAACCACATTCCCCGCGCCGTAATAGCTGGCAACATTGGCAGCAGCTGGACCTGCCTGCGCTGCCTGCTGATCCGCTGCCGCTTGTGCGGCATCTATAACCGATTGCGGATAGCCCGCTGCTTTTGCATTCTCCACCACGCTCTGCGGCCCCGATGCAATCACGCTAGCTGCGCATGCCTGCCACTTCTGCGGATTGAAATAAAAATCCCACGTCGAGCAAACATCAGCAACGTCTGGTGCGATAGGCGACGGCAAACTCAGAGCCGTCTGCACGCTGGGCTGAGATGAAAGCCAGTTCGTCAGAAATCCGCCAGTTGGATCCGTGGCGAATTGCCCAAGTCTCTGCCTGCGCATCCCCGTGGGGATGTTATCGACCGACATGTAGCCAGCACCACTCATGCAAAACTCACTGTATTCGGACGCACTCCAGACATCATCTGCACTAGCGGATTGTGCTCATCCCATGGCTGCTGAAATTCGTACGCAGTAAACGCATACGCTCCAACTCCAAGCAAGAGCAAAATTAACAGTGTGTCACTCATCGCCGTTTCGAAATCAAAAGCAAAAGTGCAGCCGCACCTAGCCACGGCAACGCTGCCGAAAACAAACTCAGGGAACCGGTCTGAATCGCTGGAAATGAACCCGCGCTCTGCCCCGGCGTTCCCGCTGGCACGGCGTTCCCGTCCGCATCCATCCACACCACTGCGTTCGGGTCGTTGCACAGCACCGGATTCCCTTCGGAATCGGCTGCCGAGACACAGCCCCGGAACACATTCTGCGCACCCAGCCCGCGCAGCCCAAGCCCCGCCATTGCCTTCTCTGGGTTTGTGAAAGGCCGAAACCCTTGCTGTGGCCGCATGTAGTGCACGTTCGGCATCTACTCTTCCTTCCGGTACCGCTTCAAAATTCCTATCAGCGTGGTGCGCCCGATGGCCAGCCGCTTCGCCGCCTCGCTCACATTCCCTTGGCACAGAATCATCGCGCTCTCGATCGCCTTGCGCTCCACCACGTGCAACGGAGTCACCAGCAAGGGCGCGATGCGTTCCACTAGTTCCATCGGCGGACGTTGCAGTAAACTCATCGCCGCTTCCCTCCGCTCGCCAAGAGCGCGACCAGAAGCACGCCCCCGCCAATCACCAGCCAGGTCGGCATGCCCATCGTGGTGCCCGACAGCCACAAACCCATGGACGATGGCGAGAGGGGAACCGCCACGCGCGGCGAAGGCGAAGGTGCCGTTCCCGCACCCACCGCGGCTGAAATCACATTCGCCAGCGGCTGGAAATTTGGCACGCTCACCTTGGAGCCGGACTGTGCCGCTTCATTGCTTTGCAGCCACGCGATGTCGGAAGGCGTCGCCTGTGCTGTCGTGTCCGCTCCGCTCGGCAAGGGCGGCCCGATGAATCCGCCACCCGAAGGCGGTAGCACATCGGTCGGAGTCCACGCGGGCTGCTGCCAGAATGGCAGGCTGCCCGCGTCCGGCGTCGTGGCAAACGGGTCATAGCCCGAACTGAAGACATCGGTCATGCCGTCATCGCCCAGCCCATGCAGGCGCGGGCGGATGTACGGCCCGGAATAGACGGCCACGCGGCTCATTGCGCCCTCAATGGTTCAAAGAGTTTCCGCGCGGCAGCTTCTGCCCCCGGATAGTGCACCGAAATTTGCACGATGGCATACATGCGCTTCAGATCGTTAATCATCCACCACTGGCATCCGCCTTCAACCGGAGCGCACAGGCTGTAACGCCCCGACTTCGAATTCTCGCCTCTGCGCTTCATCGCAAAAACATCCAGGCCGCGATCGCAGCCGCACCCAGCAAAAGCAAACTCGAAGAGCTTCCCCCGCCACCTAGCAGGGAACTGACCGTCCCCGAAACCGACGCAATCTTCGGCGGTGTGTATGTGAGCGAATACCCCGAACGCAGGTTCGCTCCGTACTTCGATCCGTAGACCGTGCACACCTGAATCGTTCCCCCTTGGGGATTCGCAAAGACTTGCTGCGCCTGCAGCACGGTCGGATACAAATCTTGGCAGCCCACGCAGCACGTGGCCGTGCAACTTTTGTCGCACATGTGCCCGCCCGGAGTGCCGGTACAGGGCCCGCCCGGATTCAATTGCCCATTGCCGCAATTCGCGCCGCCATTCGAAGCATCCGCCGCGCCTGGCGCGCGCGTGTAGGGAGCCATCTCCGCGAAAAACTGCTGCAATAAAAGCTGGCACTGCTGTGCCGCTTGCGTCCCCGTGATGTTCTGGCTGGGATCCGAAGAATTCGCCGCCGCGAAAATCGCCTTGATGCCCGCATCGAACGCTTGCACCGCCGAATTGATGGCCTGATTCTCTTGCGTGGCCCCTTTGACCCGCGCTTCGTGCGCCGACCACAATCCGCCGATGATGCCCACTAGAATTGCAATGCCCGCGCCGATGCCCGCCGTGAGCGCGCCCGCCGCCATTCCTGTGGCTCCGGTTGCGGAAACCGCTGCTGAAGCTGCGAACGGTGTGCCCACTTGTGCGCCGGCAGAAACCAGAGGCGTGATGTTGGTCGCGCCCAGCCATCCCAGTTGATGCAGCGGAATTTTCGGCGCGCGCGCGTAGTGGCCGAAGCGCGGCGCATGCGTCATTCCGCGCCAGCCTTGCTGGTAGAGCGGCACCGAGGGTAGAGCCACGCTGCTCATCGCTTCCCCTTGAACATCCACAGCAGCGCGAACGCCGCCGCCCCCGCGATGCCCCAGTTGGGAATTCCTGCAATCAGCGTCTGCTCGGAAAGCCACGCGCCGAATCCGCTGGCCACGTTGACGCTGTTGCCCGCTGAATCGAGCACCGTCCCCGGTTGTGTCAGCTGGGGCGCCGTCTGATCCGCGCCTACGGCCACGCTCGGGGAGGGCTGCGGCGCGCCAGGCGTGCCGCCCGGAGCCGACACAACCGAGCCTGAAGATGGGCCGAGCGGAGGCGGCTGGGGGACCGTCGCTGTCGCGCCCGGATAGTTGCGCCAAATCGGAACGGGCATCACCGGAATCGGCTCCACAATGGGGAAAGGCCAGCGCACCGGAGGAGCGCCACAGCCCCACGCCGGACATGGCATCATGCCCTCGCCCGTGATGGTCGCTGCCCCGAGCCGCACCATGTGCGCTTTTCCATCAGTCAGCGTGCGCGGCGCAATTTCCCACGGCGCGCGATACACATATCGGCCGCTCATCGCTTCACCGCCACTAAAACCAATCCGCCAATCAGCAGCCAGGGCAATGCCGACGAAAACAGGGAACTGGAAATGGCATTCAATCCCCCATAGCCCGCCGCTGGCACCGCGTACCCGGGAGTGTAGGGAGTCATGAACGAGGCATAAGGGCTGCCGGTGGAAACTGTGGCCCCCGATGGCAGCCGCATCGCTGTGGGTTGCCCTGAAACCGTGGCGATAATTCCCGGAATCTCTTGAATGCTTTGCGAGAGGATCGCATTCGCATCGATGCCTGAACCGTCATCGCCGAGCGAGCCCATGCTCAGATACCCGGAGAGCCCCTGCAGCCGCGTGCACCCATTCATGTCCTGATAGGTGCCATCGGTGAGCGACCACACCCGCTTGCGGAAATAAACCGGAGGCTGTAAACCGAATTGCGAATTTGGCCGCGCCGCATCGACCGCCACCCAGCGCCCCGAGCCTGCCGGCACTTCCACTTCCGTGTACACGTGCGAGAAATCGTTGGGATAGTCGGGCTGCGCTGCCACCGTCACCAGACGCGCCGGATAACCCAGCGCGATCGCCAGCGCACCCATGAGCATGGCGATGTCGTCGCAGTCCCCCGCCCGCTTTTTCAGTAGCTCCAAGGGAGGCGTGAGCAATTCCTTGGTAACCGGGTCTTTGGTGTACCGGATATGCCCCTGCACCCACTGAAACAGGGAAAAAACTTCCCCGTAATCGTCATAAGCGGGAATATGCCGTACCAATTCGACCGAAAACCGGATGAATTGGGGATCATTCAGGGCTTGATCGATCAGCTTGCGCATCAGCCGCACGGTTTGTGCTGTGCCCGCATCGCCGTCGAGAAGGGGTGCGCGATAGCCGAGTAAGTTACCCGCGTGCTGAAGCCGCAAAGTAGCGCCTCTCTGAAGCCGAAATCAACCAACGCGAAGAACTGGGAGAGAAAAGGGACGGAATGGAGTGATGGGAGTGTGCCTTGCCCGGCACCGCGCCGTTTGTCGCAGGCACCGGGAAGGCCGCGCCACTTCGTCAGACCTGAAAATGAGCGCTTTCCCGAATCTTTGCAATAGTTTTGGTACAACACCGATTGCTGTACTAAGTGTTGTACTGAGGTACACCCTCAAACACTCGCCTGTACCAAGCGCGAAAACCCCTTGTTTGCCTGTGGAAATCGTGCTTCAATGGCTCCAGAACACGAAATGCGCCGACCGTTTGCGGCGAGCCGGAAACAGGGAGACCGTTTGATGCCTGCTGCCGACCGTCCCACGGGCGAAATTGTTGAAACCACCACCCGCCGCCGCGTAGTTCCCGTCTCTGATTCGAAACCCGACATCTGGGAAACCCTCTACCACCTTGCCGCCAACCCGCACGAGTGGGAACGGCATATGGTCTACATCTATCGCATGGAACCGGACGGCACCCAGGTGCAGGTGACCAAAGGCAAATCCATTCTCGAGATGCCGATCACGCGCCAGCAGGTGCCCGTCGCCGACAAAGACGAACTGGAATTCGCGCTGCGCGACGTCTCCGGGGGAAACTACCGCGTGCTCTTGAAGGAAGGCCCGCAGCTGAAGTGCGCCGGCCAACTGAAGATCTCCGGCCCGATCCGCCCCGCCGTCGATATCATCGGCGGGCGGCCCGTCGTGATCACGCCCGGAGCGAATCCGAATCCAGCGCAAAGCGCAAGCTATGGCGTGGATCCGACCGCAGCTGTCGCCAGTCGCGCCTTCGATGCTTTGAGTAGCCAGGAGCGCACCGCCGCCGAGATTGGTTTCGCCGCCATGCGCACCGGCCTTGATGCCGTGACCAAAGCCGTAGACCTTGAGCGCCGTGCCCCCGCGCAGGATGACCTTACCCGCCAGCTGATGACCATCATGATTCAGCGCATGATGGAAGACCCGACCGAAAAGCTGGTGCGCCTCTTGGCCCTGATGCGCGAGATGAATGGCGGAACCGGCGGCGCCGGACAGGGAAGCGGAGCCGCAGGCAGCTTGGTGGACAAGCTTCTGAATGCCGCAGCCGATCGATTGCTGAATCCCGCACCCACAGGTGCGCCCGTCTCCGCGACGGCCGAACTGGTGCGCTCGCTCCCCTCGCTCGGCTCACACTTTGTCGAAGGCGTGAAAGCCTATGCCGACGCGCGCCGCTCCGAAGTGCAGATCATGGCCATGTCCCGCGCCAATCCCGCCCAGCCCATGCCGCCCTCTGCTACCGTGCTGCCCCCAGTCCCCGCGCCCCCCAATGGAGCACCCGATAACATGGAGCCCGTCGAACGCAAAATTATTGAAATTTTCCAGCAGCCCATCTCGGCCCATCAGGCAGCCGATGAAGCCATGGCGTTCTTAGATACACTCGCCCCTAACGGCGCCGCCATTACCCCGCTCGCCAATTTAGGCGAAGACGGCCTGCTGAAGTTTTTCGGCTCGCGGCCGATCCTGAAAGCTGCCACCGCCAACATGCCGCGCCTGGTCGAATTCATCCGGGCATTCTTGAAGATGCACGCCGAAGATGTGGCAGCCGAGAACGGCCAGCAGTCAAGTGTGGAAGTAAAACCGCCGCTGCCCAACTGACGGTGCATGCTATCTTCAGACCATGAGGATTCGCCCGTGGCCATCGCCCGCACCGACGTTGCACTCTCGAAGCCCAGCGAGGAAATCCGCCTCGCCCAGGACGTGGTGCGCTCGATTCTCGTAAAAGACGATCTGCTCGAAGATCCGCTCCTGCTCGAAGGCGTGGCCGAGCGGCTGGGAGAAATCGAGATGGAGATGGGCGAGTTGGCCGGCAAGCAGCAGATGTTTGAATTGCTCATGAAGTGAGCGAAAAGGATAGGTGCCGCGAACCCAACTTACAGCCGACTTGAGCAGGGAGGTTACTTCGGTAACTCAGGTAACCTCCTGATTCCCGCCGCGCACCCCGCACAATAGAAATAAGTTTATGCAGCCCGCCTCCCCCAAACCGCCCCGCCTCTTGCGCGACCTCGGCCACTTCAGCGGAGTGTTCCTGCAGACGCTGGTGGACACCGTGGACTATCTGCTGGTGCGCGACACCCACAAGCAGCCCGTCAAAAGCTGCCGCAAGATGGAGCGCAAGACTGCCTGAGTGTGAATTCCAGCGCCTCTGTGGAAATGCCAGAATGACACTTTAGTTTTCAATCGCTTGCGCAACCGCAAAATTTCCCTTGACACATAGTAGGCCCGTGTCCTACATTGTCTCGCATGGCAAGCGCAGTCAAACAGAAGCCGCAACCGAAAATCAACGTCAGGCCCACCCCCGAAGATCAGAAGCTGGTAGCCGCGCTGCATCGTAAATTGGGCGTAGACACTTCACAGATTGTGCGTCTTGCCCTGCGCGCGCTCGCCATTAAAGAGGGGGTTGTCGCCTGATGCCGCGTCCGATAACAGGTATCGAGGCAAAGCCTTCCCTTGTGCTACTGTGCACACCCTTCCCTCAATTTCAACCTTGGGGGAATCGGCCAATGCTGCAGAAGGTCGTCCGCCGCAACCCTGTCCCATTTCAGCCGCATGTCACTGAGCCGACTTACTTACTCGTCTATGTGGTGGAAACTCTGGCCTGTGGCCACACTCTAACCACGTACCCGCAGGCTGATCCGCTGATCGCCGTGCGCCGCGACTGCCTCGAATGCGGCGAACCCACCAGCCTGAAAAAGAAGCCGCCTTATAGCGTGACTCTGGCACGCGGAAAGAAGGCCGCGTGACAGCACAGGAAATCAGGAAAACTGAGATCTGTGCCGATTGGACGCTCGCCGAAGAAAATATCGGCGATTCCATCTTTCAGATGCTGCGAGAGATTGCGGCGCAACTAGCTGAACTAAACAAGCGATTGGAAGCAGGCTCTGATGGGTTCAATGTGAACGCCATTATTGAGCCGCGAGCTAGCGATCAACCGCCAATTCCATGCTTACCGATGACGAGGATTCGATGAACTACACCCTCACCATCACCGAAGAAGAGCGCCAGAAGTTGGCCGAAGCTTTCGCCATTATGGCGCGCAAAATCGGCAGCTGCGCGCCCGTGCTCGATTCCCCAAAATCTTCACCACTTCCCCAAGCTGTGCAGCCCCCGTCGACCCCAGCGAAAAGCGCGGCTCCGACTCTACCCGAGCCGCGCGACCGCTGGGCCCGCGACAAAAAAGGCAATGAAGTCCCGTGGCCGAAAGACTGCTACGAGGCCGAAGTGAACATCTGGAAAGTGGAGCAGAAGCCCGGCAAAGTGGCCGGCAGCCACTACTGGAAGGTGACATGGCAAGCGGATGGACGCGGCTACGCTGACGCCAACTGCTTCGACAGGGAGTTAGGGCCGTGGCTCATCAATCAGCAAGGCCACAAAACCACGCTCTATCTGGTGAAGAACGGCAATTACTTGAACGTCGTGGGGGTGCGCGCATGAAACTCGCTATCGTTGCCGCCATCGTCATCGTCGCCGCTCTGTTGCTGATCCGCCTCTTCGATTGGCTGCTGTGCCTTCTCTTTGTGCATGTCGAAGCGCACACCAACGATGCCGATTTGTGGGATGACGAAGGCAGCCAGATTGCCGAGTTTGCCGTGCTTCTGCCCGTCTGGGTGTTCGTTGCCTTCGTGCTCATCGACATCCAGTGGATGACCGGAGTGGCATCGAATGTGGCCTATGTGGCCACCGAAACCGCGCGCTGCGAAGCCATCATGGCCCCCGCCTGCGCCATGCCGCAAAGCTACGCCGCCGAGCTCGCCCAGGGAGTGCGCCTCAATACCAACGCCGACGTGTTCCAGGTCTCCGCGCCGCCCTGCAATAACAACCAATGCACCGACACCATCACGTATAAATATCAGCCGCTCGGAGTCTGGTTTCCCGCGATCACCATCACGCGCACCGGAACTTCGGCGCAAGCGCCAAGCCAATGAGGCACAGCCACTTTACGGATAGAACATTCACCGAACTCAGGTGCGATAAGTGCGGATACACCATGAATGTTGCACCACATACCGGATGCTTGAGCCTAGCAGTACCGTGTCCGCAGCTTGATTGCATCGGCATCATGACCGAAGCTACTGCCGAAGCTGCCGCCACTGCCAAAATTGCGCGGAATTTAATTTCTCGTGAAGTGGCACCACGGAGCGAGCCAGAAAGAGTTTCGCCCACGCCAACCAAAGCCGCCTACGGCGATTGGCGTGACGAGTACCCAAACTTATATCCACCTGAGGATGCGCCGAAATCATGACCGACATACCACACAAAAGCGAAAGCCCTTTGGCTGAGAGCGCGAGAGGTGATGTTCCCCAAAAGACGTGCGCATATGGGGCTGAGGAAGCGAAACTGGCTGGCCAGAAGCGTAGCGACCTCACCGGGGCAAGCCGGAGCACGGCGACCAAACGCGAGGCACGATCCGCTCTCACATCGGAGTTAGGGCAAAAGGCGATGCAGCCCGCAGGACTTCCGGCACCTGCGGGATATTCGCATCCTGCGGAAGTCGCCATCATTCAGGCCGAGCGTGAATTCCTGTTATCCCGTGGGGTGATCGAAGGTCCACAGCCCGTAGTCGCCATGCTTGATTACCCTGCTGATGAAGATGCCACGTGGGAGGAGTTGACCGCCAAAGCTGAGCGCCTGTCACCCCCGACCGACCAAAAGACTTTGACCGAGCGCGTGCTCGCCCGCATGGGCGAATAAAGTTTTTTCGCAAAGGAGAAACCAGCCCAATGAAAGCCACTCTCGTCATCGCCGCACTGCTGTGCGCCAGCCTCTTTACGCTGCGCCCGGCCCAAGCCACCAACCGCCAGCCGCAAGGCCCAGTAGCGCACGGCACGCTGATTCTCACCGATGCCGTGCCCTATGGCGTCTTGTTCACCCCAACCGTAACCGGACAATACCAGCTCAACCTGTACAGCACCATGGAAGTGCCCGACGCGCATTCCACCGCGCAGTGGACCTTTCAGCTGGGCTGGACCGATGGCGCCGGCATTGAATCTGCGCCCGTGCTCCAGGTGCTGAATTCCGCGCAGTCGTTCCCCTCCGCGTGGGGCAGCGTCAATGGCGCGGGCGGCCAGCCCGGCAGCGTGAGCACCTTCATCACCGCCTCGCAGACACCCATCAGCTATGTGGTGACCAAAGACCAGACCGACCATGCCGTGCTGAAAGTGTTTTGGACGCTGGAACTTTTGCAGCCGACGCAGGAGTAATCCACCGCTTTTGCGATTTCACCTGTGCACGACTTGAGGCGCGTGGATACAGGTGAAATCGAGTTATCCGAAACGTCCTATGCGCCTACGGTTATTACTTCTAAGAAAGGTTTTTTCAACAGTGAATCAACAGCAGGAGCGGGGACGAGCCGAAGCGCGACGCACATTCTCGATCGCCATCTGTGCTCACTGCGGTAATCCGGCAATCGAGCGCCATCACAAAGACGGCAACGCGCAGAACAATTCCCGCGAGAACGTCATTGGACTATGTAAGCCGTGTCATGACGCCGTGCATGGCACACAGAAAGCGAGCGCCGCATGGAAAAGCGCCTAGAAGAAGCCATGGAGAAATGGCCAGAGCAATTACGCCTTTCATTTCTCGCATTAGTAGAAAGTAAACGGATGCAGCTCAAGCCGGTCGCTCGCGAACTCCTGAAAACGGAAGCAGAATCCATGACCGTAAAAGGTATGCACGTCACCGAGCCCCAGCGGAGGCAGGCATGACACAGGCAAGCACAAAAGAGCGTCTCGCCTGCACCCTCGAAAAAGCAGGAGCGCCGCTCATCATGGTCAACGCCGCGCGCAGTGGCCGCTACGACGACTTCGAGTCGGAATCGGTTACGCCCATCGTAGACCTAGTGAACGATCTTCGCGCCTTCGGATTGCATGATCTTGCTCACCGAGCCATGAATGGAGAATTTGACGGCACGAAGGAAGAAGCGGAGGCATGGTATCAGCGGGAAGGGAGAAATCTAATCTCATGAGCGTGAACCCCGACCGTCTGCTGACCAGCCGCGAAGTCTGCCGCCTGCTCGTGATCAGCGGCAAAACGCTGCAAACCTTGCGCCGCACCCGCAAGATCTCCTACTTGAAATTCGGCCATCGCTCCATCCGCTTCCGCGAGCAGGCCGTTGTCGAATTCATGCGCCGCCGCGAGAGCGCCGCCAAGTTTGCCGAGGTGAACCTGTGAGCCGTCCTAAACTCGAAAAGTCCCTGTGGGTCAAACTCGCCGAAGTATTCAAAGCCGTGAGTAAGTTGCAACGCACCGGCACCAACCGCACCCGCCACTACAAATTCACCCGCGCCACCGACGTCTTTGAAGCCGTGCGCCAGGAGATTTTTTCTCGCCACGTGCTCCTGCAGTGGGATGAAGGCACACCCGAATACGTGGACAAGGGCGCATCGAATGGCGGCGAGACGATCACCGAATGCCGCCTCTCCGTGAAATATAGCTTCACCGATGGCAAAGACATCTGGGGACCATTCACGGTGAATGGAGTTGGCCGCGATGTGGAAGATAAAAGCCTCTACAAGGCGCAGACCGGCGCCGAGAAAGCCCTGCTCAAGCGCATCGGGTTGATGGCCGAAGAAGCCGACGATCCCGAATGGGATAGCCAGAATGTGCCCGGAGAGGAATCTCTCGAAGATGTTGCCCCGCGCCGCATCCCGCGCAAAGAGAAACCGCTCACCGACTACCAGAAGGCTGCCATCCTCGAAGCTGTGCGCAACACCGAGAAAACTGAAGCGCAGCTATCGGAAGCCGTCGCCCAGTGCGGCCACGCCGATCAGCTGGCCAACGTCAAGCAGAAACATTTCAAGGATTTATTCGTGTGGGCGAGTGATGGGAAGGGAACCATTGCCAGCCCAAAACCCCAGGCCGTCCCCACGCAGAGCGCACTCCCGCTGCGGGCGGCCCCGACTCCGATCGAGATGCGCATCGGCAACCAATCCATTAAGTGGGAGCCGCAACCCAAAGACAAAGCCTTTTCTGTGTGAACGAGTTTCCGGGGTGTTGGGCAGTTAGCCGAGTAGTCCGTTTAATACCAGCAATTCGCGCTCACGATTCTGGCTGGAATTGTTCAGGCGCGAAGCAACAAGCGAAAGCGGGGCAACAAGCCCCAACCCGGAAAGGATAGCAAAGCCGATGAATAAAACCTCAATCGAGTGGACCGACCTCACCTGGAATCCAGTGCGCGCCCGACGGAAAGGTGACAAGGAAATACTTGCGCACATATCCGAGGTTGCCGATCACGGACCCCTCCGCGAGCGCTCCGGCACCTTCTGCACCCGCATCTCCCCCGGCTGCACCAACTGTTACGCATCCGTAATCAACAAGCGTTTTGGTACCGGGCTGGAATTCACCGTGCCCAACCTCGCCCAGCATGAGTTTTTCTTGGATGAGCGGATCCTCGCCGAACCTGTGCGCCGCCAGAAGCCGTCCCGCATCTTCGTGGGCGATATGTTCGATTTATTCCACGAGGCCATCCCTGCGGAGTTTGTCGCTGAAGTCCTCCGCGTCGCTCTGAAAACTCCGCGCCACACCTTCCAATTCCTCACCAAGCGCGCCGACCGAATGCGCCGGCTAGTGAACCGTGCCCAGGAGCACTGGGGTGTGGAATTCGGCGAGCATATGTGGTTTGGCGTCTCCGTGGAATCGCAAAATTACGCCAATGAGCGCGTCTCGCAACTGCTGGAGCACTGTTTGTGCGCCGTGAAATTCTTGAGCGTAGAGCCGCTGCTTGAATCGGTTGACTTAGGAACATGGCTCTATGACGGCTACACCAATCTAAAGCATGCGCCCGGAATCGATTGGGTGATCTGTGGCGGCGAATCCGGCCCCAACGCCCGTCCCTTCAATCTCGCGTGGGCAGAATCTCTGCTCGCTCAGTGCCGCGCCGCAGGCGTGCCATTTTTCCTGAAGCAGTTGGGCAGCAATCCCTACATCGATCGCACCGCCACCTCGTATGGCTTAAAAGATATCGCGCCCGGATTGATGAGGCTGAGCGACCGCAAAGGCGGCAACATGTCGGAATGGCCCGAACATCTCCGCGTGCGCGAATTCCCCAGCCGGAAAGCCGAGGCTGTGCCCGCATGAGCAAACTGCACATCTCCCGCGACCTGTCGCTGCCCCTCGACTTCGTAACGCAGACCCAGGCTATCCTCGCCAAAAAGCGCGTAGGCAAAACCTACACCGCCATGGTCGAAGCTGAGGAACTACTGAAAGCACAGCAGCAGATTGTCGCGATCGATCCGACCGGCGCATGGTGGGGCTTGAAATCATCTGCCGATGGCAAAGAGCAAGGTTTTCCCATCGCAGTTTTCGGCGGCGAACACGCCGATGTGCCCCTCGAAGATTCTGCCGGCGAAACCATCGCCCAGGCCATCGTAGGCGAGCGCTTTTCCGCCATCCTCGATTTATCGCTCTTGCGCAAAGGCCAGATCAATCGCTTCATGGCTCCGTTTCTGGAAACGCTCTACCGCTTGAACCGGGAAGCCATGCACCTGTTCGTGGATGAAGCCGATGCCATTGCGCCCCAAAAGCCTTTCGGCGAAGAAGCCCGCATGCTGGGGGCCATGGAAGATGTCGTGCGCCGCGGAGGAATTCGCGGCATCGGCTGCACCCTGATCACCCAGCGCCCCGCCGTACTGAATAAGAACGTGCTCACCCAGTGCGAGATCCTGTGCGCGCTGCGCATCGTACACCACAAAGACATTGACGCCATCCACGAATGGATTGCCGTGCATGGCGATCCTGATATCGCGGAGAAGATGATTCAATCCCTGCCTGCCTTGCCCATCGGCACCGCCTGGTTTTGGTCCCCCGGGTGGGGCGATATCTTCCAGCAGGTAAAAATCCGCGAGCGGGAAACCTTCGATTCCGGCGCCACCCCAAAAGCCGGCGAAACCAAACGCACCCCGAAAGTGCTGGCATCACCCGACCTCGCGAAGCTGGGTGAGCAGATTCAGGCGACCGTGCAGCGCGCCAAAGAAAACGACCCCAAGCAGCTGCGCACGGAAATCTCGAAATTGAAAGCGGAGCTTCTTAAAAAGCACCCCGACGCCAAGCCGCAAATCGTCGCCGACGAAAAAGCCATCAAGCGTGCCGTGGATGCCGCCACGGCCCCGCTCATCAAGCAGTTGGCCACACTGCGGCAGCGCGTCACCAAAGTGGTGGGCAAAACCGTGGGCGACATGATCAGCATCGGCAACGCGCTGCAGGCTGGACTGAAAGACGTTGCTGACTTAGAACTCCCTGCAATATCGCAAGCACCGTACGTCCCGCCAGCACCGGAGCCGATCCGCAGGCCAACACCTATGCCCGCGCGCACGGCTCCGGTCCCAGTGAGCAGCAACGGCGATTCTCTCTCCAGTCGCCAGGTCCACATCCTTTCTCGTTTGGTGGAATTGATGGAGTGCACCCAGCAATCCAGCGTAAAAAAAGAGCAACTGGCCGCGTGGGCTGTCTATTCGCCAACGTCTGGCGGATACAACAATCTGCTGGGTTCATTGCGCAGCGCCGGCATGATCGATTATCCCCAGCCCGGCATGGTCACCATCACCGACGCCGGACGAAAGCACGCCAACCCCGCCGACGTTCCCATCTCGTCCGACGAAATGCGCGAGCACGCAAAAAATGTTCTAAATGGCTCCGAGGCCAAGCTGCTCGATATCCTGCACCGCAGTCGCGAGACATGGAGCAAGCAGCAGTTAGGCGAGGAGTCCGGCTTTTCTCACACATCCGGCGGATTCAATAACTATCTCGGCCACATGCGCACCCTCGGGTTTGTGGAGTACCCCGCGCCCGGGCAGGTGAAGTGCGCAGATTGGTTATATCTATGAACCTGCCCCCATCCCGCGCCCGTTGGCCCAAACGCTGGCTAGAACTCTTCGAAGAGCGTGCCGGAATCATGGAGTTTCAGGGGAATCTGTCCCGCGAAGTAGCCGAAATCCGCGCCGAGCAAGACATCCGTAAGTTGGCCGCGAGCCGCGAATATCACCCCGAGGTGCAACCAGCATGAGCGACAGAATTGTCGTCAAATTGGAGCTGAGCGAAGCGCAGAGAGTGCGCGATGTATGCGCGAAAATCGCCGCCATTGAGGCGCACTATTGGGGCGAATTGGATGATGACCGCATCGCCTTAATCGCCATCGGAGCCATGGGAGCCGCTGCCAATATCTGCGCCGCCATCCTGAGCGAGCGCACGCCAGAACAACACAAGCTCGAATGCACGAACCGCGGAAAGTTGGCACCATGAGCCGCTGGAAAAAACCACGCCAACGCGAGCCCCGCGCCGGATTCAAAGACCCGCGCAGTAAAGTGCAGTGGCGCACCGGCCGCGTAATCCTCAAAGGCCAAGACATGACCGAATTCCGCCACATGATCTACGCCCGCGCCGGCGCACGCTGTGAGGTAGAAAAGCATGGATACCGCTGCAACAAATTCGCCCCCTGGGATGGTTATCGACATGGAGAGCTATCGCACGGAATCCACCGCGCTCACGGGGGAAGTGACGAAGCCGCAAACGTGCTCTGGGCCTGCTGGGAGCACCACCGCGAGCGCCATCCCGGCCCGCAGTTTGCCCCTCAGCGCCGCCGAAGCGTTCCTGCTGGCGCGCATCCGGCATGACCGGGAGCGCGGCTACATGGTGTCGAGTTGCGATGTGGATTTTCTGCTGGAACTTTTAGGGAGGTTATAGCCAATGCGCCCCGAAGAAATCACGCTGGCCATTTTTGAGAAGTACAAACCGGAAGAACTCGCCGAGGTTGCGCAGCAGATGGCGCAAGCCGTCGCTGACATGGAGACCGCCGAGATGGAAAAGAAAGTCTCAGATGGTGTTTTCAATGAGCGCATAAAAAAATGTTCGGCGCAGGTGTCCGAGCTCGCCAGCAAGTACAACAAAGGCGGCGAAACCGCGCAAATCGGCTGCAAAATCCGCTACGACATTCCCGCGCCCGGAAAAAAATCATACATCCGTTTCGACACCGAGGAAGTTGTCGAAGTGCATGACATGACCGAAGGCGAGAAGCAGGAAACCTTTCAGTTTCCACTAGCAGCTGCCGAAGAGAAGAAAGCCGATGAACCGCCCGCAGATGCACCAGCAGCAGCGCCCGCCGACGAGCCCGCGCCCCAACCGCCGCAACCGCAAGGGCTCACGTTCAAAGACGTGCAAGCCGTTGGCAATAACATCGCCAAGCTGGAATCAGCGCAGCACCGCGCACAGGCAGTCACCGAGTGGAAGCAAAAGTTAGGCGAGCGCTTTCTCGCGCAAGGCAGCATCATCGGCCCGGATGGAACCGTGCACGCGATCGAGGCGCAGCCAATGGCCGAGGCTCTTGCCGAGGCATGGCTGACCATCTCGATCGAGAAAGCCTTGAATCCACCGCCCACAGACGAATTGACGCGCATCTGTCCTTACCCCGGTTGCATACTCTTCGCCGATCATGAAGGTGGACACGAGTTTCCGCCCGCAGCAGAAGGGCCCAAAGGAACGGAATCAGCCGAAGCGCAGCCGCAACCGCAGCCCGAGAAGAAACCCAAGCGCAAACGAGGCTTTGCTCCACCACCAGATGAGCAGCCACCAGCGCCAGGAGTGCGCCCGTGAAAGCCTTTCTCTATGCCCGTGTATCCACTGGCGAGCAGAGCGAGGGCATGCAGCTGCGCGAGATGCAGGAATTCGCCACCCGCCGCGGCGCAAGCGTGCAGCTAATCGTCCCAAAGCCGTTGAAATTTGCGCGCGCTCAGGTGTGTGTATCGCACGGTATGCCGAATGTTGGCATGTCCCAAATAGGCTTGAATGACGCGCAAATCCTGCCCGCGCTCCGCAAGATAATAGCCGCAAGAGTGGCGGAACATGTGCGGATGCACATTCAGGCTGCCGAGGCCCGCGCGCACGGCCAGGCGTTCCACCATCAGCTGCACCCCGCGAGCCGTGAGTTGCCCACCGCGCTCCGAAGCAAAAACGAAATCGGCGGACGTCGGACCGTCGCGTTTGAGTTGACGCAAGGCTCGAATCTCCACCCCGCGCAACGGATGGTCGCCGGAGAGGCTACCCTTTTCACGTCGCACGTGGAAGATACCGCGCTCCAGGTCGAAATCAGGCCAGACTGTCCACAGCGCTTCGACTACCCGCAGCCCGTGTGTCCACATCGCCAGCAGGAGCGCATGGTCTCGCACCCCATAGCGATTCTCGCGGGCAGATTTCAACAGCTTTTCCACTTCGTCTGGAATCAAGTGCTCGCGCGATCTTTGCCGACGGCCCGGCCCCGGGACGACTGTTCGCTCTAAGGCGATTGGCACCACGTTTCCCATCAGCGCTAACCCCCCGCTTTCAAAGGGTAGCAAAACCGGAACTGTACGCAAAAGAGCCACTTTAAGAACAGTTTTTTATGAAAACAAAAGAAGCTGGTTTCGAAGGTTTTCCGGCTCACCACAAGATTGTGCGGTACTGGCAAGGGCGCCCAGAAGTAGCAAAGATTTTCGATGACGCACCCTGCTGCTTCGCATGCCGCAACGGCGTGTATCAGTGGCAAGAACTACAACGGGCCCACATCATCGCTTTCTGCCACGATGGTTCGTTTGAGCCGGAAAACTTTGTCCTGCTGTGCCTTTCCTGCCATAAAGAAGCGCCAATGGTGACCGACCGGGAGATGTTCATCCGCTGGGTGCAAAAGCACCCACATTTTACCCAGCCGATGGTCGAGTTAACCGAAGCAGTCCAAAAGCTAGAAAGCTACGGCCTAATAATCCGCGAAGGCGACGCGGAACGTTTTACCCAATTCCTGCGCTCTAGAAAGCTAAGATTTCACCCTCACAGCACGCTTGCAGAAAAACTCCGCGTGCTCATTTTTCTCCTAGGTGAATACCTACGCGCCAGAGGCGAAGTGTTCTCATGATTGAGTCTTACCAGGAATTCTTGCGCTCCAAGATGGTGTCCGCGCCGGAGCGCGGCATCTCGATCGACCCCGCCGCCATCCACCCGCTGCTGAAGCCCCACCAGCGCGCCATCGTGCACTGGGCCTTAAAGAAAGGCTGCGCCGCCTTGTTTGAAGCCTTCGGGCTGGGCAAGACCATGCAGCAGCTGGAAATTGCCCGCCACATCTCCCAGCACACCTGTGAGCCGTTTCTCATCGTCGCACCGCTGGGAGTGCGCCAGGAATTCCGCCGCGACGCCGAGCGCTTAGGGCTGGATTGCACGTTCATCCGCACCACCGCCGAGGCCAAATTCGGAGCGCCGCACATCTACCTGACTAATTACGAATCCGTGCGCGAGGGAAAGATCGACCCGCGCAAGTTCGCCGGCGCATCGCTCGACGAAGCAGCCATCCTGCGCGGCTTCGGAGGCACCAAGACCTTCCGCGAATTCATGCGCCTCTTCGAAAACGGCCAGGTGCGCTACAAATTTGTGGCTACCGCGACCCCCAGCCCCAACGAATACATCGAACTGCTGGCCTATGCCGCATTCCTCGATGTGATGGATGTATCGCAGGCCAAGACGCGCTTTTTTAAGCGCGACTCCACCAAAGCGGACAACCTGACTCTACACGCCAACAAAGAGCGCGAATTCTGGCTTTGGGTTTCCAGCTGGGCCATTTTCCTGCAATCGCCCGAGGATCTCGGCTTCGATGGTTCGGAATATGCGCTGCCCGAACTGGACGTGCAGTGGCATGAGTTGCCTTCAGATCACACCACGGCGCCGCCGGAAAAAGGCGGACAGGGAAGATTGATCCGGTCCACCGCGCTGGGAGTGACGCACGCGGCCCGCGAGAAGAAAGATAGCCTGCAGGCCCGCGTGCAAAAAGTTTTCAGCCTAGCCACTCAGGTGCCAGAGAAGCAGCAATTTATCGTGTGGTGCGACCGCAACGATGAGCAGCACGCCATCGACAAGGCGCTAGAGCATGTCGCCTCGTTCTCATCTCTGTATGGTGATCAGACCATCGACGCCCGCGAGAACCTGCTCGCCGCATGGAAGAACCGCGAAACCACCGCCTTTATCTCTAAGCCTGTGATGTACGGCGCAGGCGTGAACCTGCAACAGTGCTCCGTTGCGATCTATGCCGGCATCGGCTTCAAATTCGCGGAGTTCATCCAAAGCGTTCATCGGGTATACCGATTCCTGCAATCCCGCAAGGTCACCATCCATCTGATCTACACCGAAGCCGAGCGGGAAGTCCGTCGCAACCTGGAAGAAAAGTGGGCCAAACACAATGAGTTAGTGGCGCAGATGTCCGCCATCATCCGCGAGTACGGCCTCGCCACCAACGCGCTCGAGAAAGAATTTGGCCGATCGCTGGGAGTGGAAAGGGAAGAGGCTGCCGGCGAAAACTGGAAGATGGTGCACTCCGATGCTGTGCTCGAAACTGCAGCCATGCCCGACGCCAGCGTGCACCTGATTCTCTCTTCCATCCCATTCAGCACCCAGTACGAATACTCGCCGTCTTATAACGACTTCGGCCACACTGATTCGAACGAACAATTCTGGGAACAGATGGACTTTCTGATTCCCGAGCTTTTGCGCGTGCTGCACCCCGGCCGCGCCTGCCTGATTCATGTGAAAGACCGCATCGTGCCCGGAGGCTTGAATGGCATGGGCTTTCAGACCGCCTACCCGTTTCACTGCGATGCCATCCGCCGATTTCAGCGCGCAGGCTTCGCCTACCTCGGCATGAAAACCATCGTCACCGACGTGGTGCGCGAAAACAATCAAACCTATCGGCTGGGCTGGACCGAGCAATGCAAAGACGGCAGCCGCATGGGTGTGGGCATGCCAGAATATCTGCTGATTTTCAGGAAGCCACCGACCGACCCCACCCGCGGCTATGCCGACGTGCCGGTAGTAAAAGAGAAGGCGGTTTATTCCCGCTCCAGGTGGCAGATCGACGCCCACGGTTTTGCGCGATCGAGTGGGAATCGCCTTCTGTCTGTAGAAGATTTGCAGGGTGTGCCCCACGAGCGCATCTTCAAGATGTTCCGCGAATTCTCCCACACCCAGGTCTATAACTTCGAGCACCATGTCGCACTCTCGGAATCGCTCGAAACCTGCCAGGAGTGCGGCCACATCCACTTATCCCCAACCCGCTGCGATCATGTCATCGCCGCCCACGCCACCGGGCCCGAGGATCCAAACAAGTTAGTCTGTGGATGCCGCGGAGCCGGACGCCTGCCCGTCACTTTTATGCTGCTGCAGCCGCAATCGTGGCATCCGGACGTGTGGACCGATATCACCCGCATGCTCAGCCTGAATTCCGCGCAGTCGGCCAGCGGACGCGAGATGCATCTGTGCCCCATGCAATTCGACTTGGCCGATAGGGCCATCGCGCAATTCACCATGAAGGGTGAAACTGTGTTCGATCCATTCGCGGGATTGGGGACTGTGCCCCTAAGAGCGATTAAATTGGGGAGAAAAGGCATCGGCTGCGAGCTCGCTGCCTCGTATTTTCGGGATGCCTGCTTCTATCTGGAGGCAGCCGAGAGACAGATGGCCACGCCGACATTGTTTGATCTTGTGCAACACGAACCGGAGAGCGTCGAAGCGTGAAAATCGCCAGAGTGTTCCCGCGACAAACGAGAGCGACGCCAAATGATGAGTTGGCGTTCTTTGGCCCGCCACCGTTCTACGTGGAAGCCGACGAGGTGCACGTCTCTGTAACGTTCACCGCTGACAAGCTTCGCGCCGAAGAATTAGCCGAGCAGTGGAAGCACATTGCTCCGGTAAAGATCGGCGGTGTAGCCTACGGCGATCCGGGCCAGAAGTTTATCCCAGGCAAATACATCAGGCACGGCTACACGTTCACTTCCCGCGGATGCCCAGAGCGATGCTGGTACTGCTCAGTCTGGAAGCGCGATCCAAAGATTCGGTTGCTGCCGATTCAGGACGGATGGAACATCCTCGATGACAACCTGCTCGCCTGCCCCGAGGATCATTTCCGCTCCGTCATCGCCATGCTGTCGCGACAGAAGCGCCGCGTCGAATTCACGGGCGGGCTTCAGGCATCACGCCTCACGGATTGGCACGTACAAGGGTTTGCGAGCCTCAAACCGCGCCCGGTGTGCTTTTTCGCATACGACGATCCCGACAAGTGCAAAAAGAGCCCATACGAAGCCATGCGCGCAGCAGCCGAAAAGATGTTATCTGCTGGCTTCACCACTGCATCCCACCGCCTGAGAACGTTCGTATTTATCGGATTCCCGCACGATACATTTGAGAAGGCAGAGCGCCGCCTGCGTGAAATGGTGGATATCGGCTTCACGCCTTTCGCAATGTTATGGCAGCCGGAAACCCCGAGCGCGGAGAAGTGGAGACCGGCGCCAGAATGGAAGAAGTTTCAGAACAGTTGGGCACGGCCCGCTCGCATTTATCCGAGCAATCGCACCGATCAGCAGGCAGAGATGTTCGCATGATCCCCCTCGGCTTCGAAGTTCCCACCGGCCAGCCTGTACACGTCCCCGCTGGCCACATGGTGATAGTGGGTCAAACGCAAAGAGCCGGGAAAACCACCGCCCTAGAAGCCTGCGCCTCGCGCTCGGAGAAAAAGTGCATCGCCTTCCTCACCAAGCGCGGCGAAGGCTCATTCCGACTGGCTCACGAAATCCCGCCCTACTACGAGGACCATCCCGACTGGCGCACCGTGCGCGCGCTTTGTGAAGCACTCACGGAAGAAAAGTATGATAAATTCCAGCGCCAGTGCTTGCGCAGCGTCTGCCGCGCCGGACAAAGCGGACGGCCTGCCACCAAAAGCTTTGTGGAATGGGAGAAGCCCGCTACGCTTGAAGAAATTCTCCGCAACTGCAATCTAGCCCTCTCGAAGGCGGGCGGACAGCGCGAGTTGATTTTTGGCGAACTGAAAGACGACCTCGAGACCGCGACCGAAGAACTGGCCAAGCTGAAAACCAAATCCGCCGACCCGCAGCTAGTCGAAGGCTTGAACGTGATCGACTTGGAGCGCTACGAGTTTCACATCCAGTCGCTGATTGTGCGCAGTGTCATCCGCTGGGTGCACCGCTACTCCCAAAAGACGATTGTGGCCATGCCCGAGGCCTGGAGGTTCGCGCCCGCGCAAAGAAGGTCTCCTGTGCGCGACGCCGCCGAGGAATTTATCCGCCAGGGCGCTGCCCTTGAGAATTTCCTGTGGATTGATTCCCAGAACATTTCCGGCATCTCCGCCGTGCTCCTGTCCCAAATCCGCGTATGGCTCTTTGGCGTGCAGCGCCTGCGCTCGGAGATTGAAAAGACGCTGGACGCCATCCCTGATTTTTTGTACCCGCGACCAAAAGCAGGCGACATTGCCGGACTCGGCCGCGGCGAATTCATCGTGTGCTTCGATCAGGAGATGTACCGCACCTACGTGTGGCCCGCCTGGATGAAATATGCTGCCCACGCCGAAGCCATCGCCCGCGGCGAAGAACCTGTAGACTCAGCTAGAGAGATTGTGAGGGAATTCGATGCAGAGAGGATTAGCGATGGCAGGACTGATCGCGACGCTTCTTAGCGTGTTTGGCTGCCGCAGCAGCAAGAGCGGCAAAACATCAGACGCCAACCCAACGAAGCAGACACTGCAACACTTGGTTGCCACACTCACTCCATGCCCCGATGCTGCCGATGGTCTTGCTTTAGACAAACTATGGCCTCTTTTCACCGACACGCCAAACGATCTAACTGTATGGATGAGCGACGATTACTCGAAGAATCGCTGGGAGCCAGTCTTTCAGGCGTGGCAGGAGAAGTTGGATAAATACCGAGCATGGGCAGGAGCCCTCCAAGATCGCTGCGCTAGGGACGCCTATTTGCACTGGCTAGATTATTATCAGCGTCAACTGGAAACGGCCCGCGACGAACTGCGCACGCACGCTGAGCAAAACCACATGCAGCAATACGATGCACAATTAAAGCGCGAACGTGCAGACCGTGACGCCTACCAGCAAGAGGTTAATGGAAAATTCCCCGACCCGCCACACTAAAGAACCTGTGGACAGTGCACGGGAAATTGTGCGAGAGTTTGACCGAGAGCGAGAAGCCGCGCCATGAATCATGCATTAGCGATTGCGGTGATGGTAGCTGGCATCCTCTACGTATTCTTGAGTTTAGGGTTCGGAATTTCCCTCAGCCACAAAAATGCTCCTATATCGTCTGGGTTGATTGCATTCCTTTACTGGCCCGCAATAGCAGCACTACTATTAGGTCTGCATATCGGCGGAACGATGTACCGATGGTTGCAGGAAAGCGAGCACCACCGATGAGCCACCAGAGCCGCTACAATCCTGAGTCGAACATCCAGCCTCCGAAGTGCCCCTACTGCTCCACCCCGCTGCCCCAAGTCGATTGCTATCAATGGACGCGCCAGGCCGCATCCGGCCTGATGATGATCTTCGCCATCAACTGCCCTAACGCCGAGTGCAAGAAACTGCTAGGCACGCAGATTGCGCTCATTCCCCATGCCGAAGAGCATGCCATCGTCGGCCCGCACTAGAAGCACTTCCACACCGAGCCATTGCTGAACGCCAGCGCGTTATTGGTCGAACTGCCTGCGCAGGTTTGCCCCTCGCTTGCCACCGCCGTGGAATCCGAGACGCGAATCACCGCCCCGGGATTCGAAGCTGCGGAAGGCAGCGCGCTCACCGTGGTGCTGCCCAGAGTCTCAAGGTTCGTGCCCGTGAGCACCGTATTACTCTTTAGGTTGATAACGCCCGCGGTGCCCGTGCCACTTGCCCCACCCGCGGAGAGATTCACATTGCCGCCGTTATTGTTTCCCCCGACCGCGCCGCCCGCGAGGAGATTTATGTTGCCTGCTGGTTCGGAAGTATCCGCGCCGCTGTCGGTTGTCCAGCCCGCGGCGAACAAAATGTCTCCACCGGTTTGCGATTGGGTTTGGTTACCACCGACAACGATCGATATCGCCGGCCAAGCATTGCCATCCGGCCCGGTAGTCTCACCGCCCGGAGCTTCCAGCAAAAATCCTTGGGAATTGAAATTG